CATCTGTGACGCCGTGGTGCCGTACCGCTTCGCGGCTTCCTCGGCGAGTGCGGTGTTTTCTTCAAAGGCCCTATTACTGGTGTCGATCGTGTTGGCCAGCAAGTCTCCGGCGTTCGCCAACGACAGGAACGACCGAATCAACCGCTGGTCCTGTAACCCTAACTCCTCAAGCGTACCAAAGGCCTTGTCGCCTTGCTCGCCCAGTCCTTCGACAAACGCCGTGAACGCCCCGGCCGCGTCTTCCCTGAACGCCGTGGCGAACTGCTGCGCCGACATGCCCGCCGTGTCGGCAAAGACTTGCAGGTCTTCATTGCCATCAGCGACGGCCTGCGTAATTCCAAGCAGCACCTTCTGGACCGCCGTGCCGCCCGCCTGCGCCTCGACACCAACCGATGACATGGCCGCGCCGATCGCCAGGATGTCAGCCTCAGTCAGCCCCGCCAACTCGCCAGCGCCAGCCATGCGCAGCGAGAACTGCACGATCTCGGCTTCCGTGGTGGCGAAGTTATTGCCGAGGTCAACGAGCGACGATCCCAGCTTGTCAAAATCGTCTTGTGCCAGCCCGGTAATATTGGCAATCCGGGCGAATGCCGTGGCGGCCTGGTCAGATGTGAGGTTGGTCGTCGCGCCCAAGTCAGCCACAACACGGGTGAAGCCGAGGATGTTCTCGGTCTTGATGCCCAACTGACCAGCGGCCTCGCCGATGTTGTTGAGCTCTGTCGTGCTAACCGGGATCTCCCTGGACAGGTCGCGGAAACCCTGCGCGAGTTCGTCGAACTGCTTCTCGGTGGCGTCAACGGTCTTACGAACACCGGCAAACGACGACTCGAATTCAATCGCCGCCTTCGCTGACCCGATCCCGATCGCAGCTAAAGGGACCGTCAGGCCAAGGGTGAGGGCGGTCCCGAGCCGGGTAGCGTTCGCACCAAACCGATCGAGGTTCTGGCCGGCGGTCTTAAGCTTCGGGGACATTTCGTCGCGAGCGCGGAGAATCGCTTCGACGACGCCGACGTTTAACGCCATGATCCATCACCCGATCGACGGGGGTTCTGCGACGGCGCTGCTGGAGCCACGTCTCGCCTCGCCGTCTCAACCGCGTCGTGCTCTGTTGTCAGCATATCAATGGCTTCCGCGACAATGTCGCTCGGCGTGTGCAGAAACTCAGCCCACGACCAGTGAAACTCCCGACAGATTACGAGGCCGTCGTGGATGAACGCTTCCCGCGACCGCCAGGCTTTTTTGGGCGGGCAAGTTCCTCCACATGCGCGTCGATGGCCCGCTCGATTTCTTTGTACGCCGGCATGGTCAGCGCCTTCAGCGCGTCCAGCCGCTTCGGGAGCGTGTCAATCACCGGCACCTTGCCGTTGCCAGCTGGCACGTTCCAGTCCACCAGGTACAGCCCCACCTTGAGAAACGCCGCCGCCGCAAAGTCCAACTCCACGCCCACACTGGATGACCCGTCGCCCATCTTGAGCTCGGGCTTGAGCGCCGACCCGATCAGGTCTTGCTCCTCGCCCGCCGTCAGTGTGCGCTTGACCAGCACCCAGTACTTGCCTTTCGCCTCTGTGTCTTTGGGAAACAGCGGCACTTTATCGGCTTCGGTCGTCGCGAAAAACTCCATACATCCCTTCAGCTAATGACAGGCTCACCCTTGAGCGCGACGGTAATCGTGTTGCTCGCCGCAGGAAGATCGAGAGGCCAGGTCCAGATCCTCTTGCCAATCGACACCGACACGCGCTGGTCGTCCTGCGTCCACCAGTACGTGTCCACATGCCCGAGCGTCAGCTCAGCCCGGCATGTCTCCGCGTCTATCCGCGTCAACTGCCACCGCTCCACGGCAGCGGACTGGCGCGACCCGGTTTGGATCGCGCCCCCGGTTCCGCTAAGCTTCACGGTTTACGAACTCGCCGCCCGCGTCAGCGATGACGACGGCGCAAACGTCCCCGAAATCTTCAGGAGATCGCCGACGGCCCCGCCACGATTGAGCGGCATCAACGTCATCACGCCGGAAATATCCGGGTTCGACGCCGACGCGCACGAGTTCACGTCGCGGAACTGCACGCAACTGGTCGTGCCGACGAGCGACCACAGCACCGACTCCGGCCCCGTGACCGTGTCGTACGCCATCTCGAAGTCGATGGATGCCGTCTTGAGCCCGCCCTGTGCAATGCGCGTATCCTGCCCCATCGTGGTCCGGTCCTGCGACTCGGCCCCATAGTTGAGCGTGATGTTGGTGAGAAAGTTCGACAGGTCTGAGGAGTTCACCCAGAGCATACTGTCGGAGAATAGTACTTTGGCCATGTGTCTGTGCTCCTACTGAATCCCCGCCCATACGTACCCGGTGCCGTTGGAGCAGGTGGAAGTTCCGGTGCTGGGCGTAATCACCGCCCGCAGAAACGGTTGATCGGTGGACATTGCCGACGCCGCAATTGGTGTAGCCACGACGCCCGCCTTGGTCGAGAGTGCGCCGAAGGTGACCAGCGTCTGACCGGTGGACCCGACGCCGAACCCGCTCGAGGACGCCGCCTCGATGATGGCGCTGATCGAACTGCCGAGCGAAGTCGTCAGGCCGTTCACCTGCCAGCCGGCGTACAGCTTTTCTCCGGTGCTGCAATGCACTAGATTCACCGAGGCCGAGGTCACGCCGTCAGTCGAAGCTGCGGTGGAGTTGAAGTCCTCAATCACCACAGCCTTGACGATGTCGCTGGACGGGCCGAAGGTAACCGAGAACGGCAGGATCTCACCGACCGCCCCGCCAATTGCTAGGGTGTTCGGCACGCTGCCCATCGCTTCGCCGGCCAGCGACGTGCTGCCGACGTTGATCCCGACAGGGAACACCGCCACGACGACATCGGTTTCGCCGATCTTGCCCCACAGTACCTCGTCGATCAGACTGGACCCCAGGTTGAGCAACCCTGCCGCATCAATCGATCCGGTCTTGAGGCCGCCCTTGCTGATGCGCGTGTCGTTGCCCATCGTGGTGATGTCTTTCGACTCTGACCCATAGTTCACCGTCAGGCTGTTCAGGTCGGCGCTGGCGTCCAAGCCGTCGATCAGCAGGTGGGCGCATGAATAGATTACTCGGGACATGATTGTGTCCTCACGTAGACGTAGACGTGGACCCGGCTTTCACCACGTCGAAATTCAAACTGAACATCTGCCGGTCGTTGTCGTCCCGGCCAATATCGATCGGCGACTGCACCGCCTCGATCCGGTGGTACAAGACGCTGTTGATCGTCCGGTCTACCAGGCCATCGAGCAGGTTGTGCGATTGCTGCGACACGACCCGAGCCTTGGCGTATGACGTGTCGCGGACGAGAATCTGAAACCGTGGGCGTTCCACCGCGGCCGTCGCCGCGCCGATGATCGTTGCCGGCCCCGCGCCCATCGTGTGATCAGGGGCAATCCCGCCCGTCTCAACAACCGCCACGCAGTTGTCGGGCGTGTCGGGCAGCGTGCCGACGAAGACGTTGGTGCCAGCCGTTCCCACCCCTCCGGTCTGGAGCACGGCGGCGATGTCAAGACCCAGCGGCATCAGAGCATACCTGGCGTGCCAAATGACACACCGGCAGATGGCGCGCCAGCGCGAGAACCCCACCGCTGCTTGATCTTCTTGAGAATGTTCGGGCCAAGTTGGCGCGACTTCCGCAGAAATGGCCGCTCTAAATATTTCGGACCGGTTCCGGGCTTTGACCAGTTCAGGTTTCCACCCTTGCCTTTCCATGAGGGCGGGTCATACTTCGACGGCGTCTCGTGTACGGCAATCGCGTACGCCGACGCGGCCCCACCATAGCCAATGGTCACGCCAGCGCCGAAGCCTTCGCCCTCTGGGTCGTTCACGAACGCAGAATTGGCTAGCGTCCTGTGCTTCACTGGAACCAGTTCAACCGACGCGTTTTTGATGTCGTGCCCCACCTCAAATAGTGCTGCTTCATATGCGCCGGGGAGTTCTCGCATCAGCCGCTCAAGTTCCACGCGGGTTTTGTCGATCCCGGTAAACTTAACGGTTATAACCTTTTGGCTCACGTCATTACCGCCACATGATGCGGCCCGGTTTCATCCGGCCATCCAGAGATAGCCATGATCTCGGGCGTCGTATCGCCAAACCGTGACGGGATCGTGATCTTGTCGCGTACCGTCAGCGTGA